GCGATAATCTGCATAGTTGTTGTAGTTTTTCCGACCTTTGGGGGGCCGGACAAGATCATCCAAGAACCCTCTTTAACACCACCACCGAGAGCCAAATCAATAGCAGGACTAATTGATATGGTTTTGTAATTTCTCTTCGTCTCAAGGACTTTATCTCCTGTAGTAACATAATCACCGTATTTTTTTATAAACTCTTTATCCATTACAGTATCAGCCATTTTCAATTTCCTTTAATCTCTGCAATAGTGTCTTATTTCCAAAAGATTGTCTAGGAGTATAGATAGACTCTTTGACTTCTATTATCTCAATTGTATCATGTTTTGGGGCGCTGTCAAGTTCAATTCTGATTTTCTGTAAAGAAATTTTGACATTCCTAGCCCCTAAAGAAATAGTTTTAACCCCTTCTTTGGAGTTAATAAATTTCATCACTGAGTCTTCACCAAATTCTTTAATTAGTTTATTTGCTAATCCAATTTGGCGAATATATATACTTTTCCATTTGCCTTTATTCCAAAATTTATAAGGCAATGTTCCAATCTTTTCATGCTTTGCCTGTCTCTGACAAATAATTTCAGCCACATACTGAGCGAAAGTACAAAAATCCCCAGTGGATGGGGATTTATATCTACTTAATGAAGTTTGTCGTTTTCTATCTGACATTTGCATCCTTCTTCGCATTGTATTTTTTTATACAACAGCTTTTTATTTTCATCTGTAACAAGTCTTGTTTCAACATTTGTTCCCATTAAGCACTCTGGCCAATAATATCTATTTATGTGTATCAGTCCATCTTCTTCTAACTTACCAAACGTCATAAAAGAATAAACCGTTTCACCAGAATCGTCAATATTTTTAGATGTCCCTCTAATTAATAAGATATTATCAAGCCCATTAGGATCTGAAAAAATAAGCTTTGGAGCTTGAAATGGAATTATCGCATAGACTTCAACAATATTTATATTATTGTTATTGCAATAAACTCTAAGTGTACTCCAAGGATCTTTTTGGTCTGGTACATCAAAATCGGACCAAGCTTCAGATCCATTACTTAATTTACATTTCCATAGCACTTGTTGATTTAACAATAAGTTTCTAATATGTTCATTATAATTATTGCAGATCATCAGTCTTCTCTAATTTTATGAATACAATTTCCCAATCTTGGGGGTAAATTTCCAGTTGTTTTTGACCTGCGATCTTTAGCGGTTTCATCGGCTCTTGTAGATGCCTGTTCGGTCATAGTCGTAACGCCATAATTTTTCTTGCGAGCAAAAAGTTCTCTTACTTCTGGGAATGTTGTGGGGCTTTGTTCATTTTTTTGAGCTAGTTTAGGTTCTGTGATGTCAACTTTTTTATTTTCATCGCCCATTTTAATTTCTATAGTCACATCTTTTTTTGGTACTGCTTTTTTCTTTGCCATGATATTAATATCCTCTATTTGTAAAGTCTCTTTGTGCGTATGTAAGAAAAATAGATCTTCGAGTTTTTAAATATTGAATATATTGTGAATATATCTTTTGATCCACTTTTTTAAATTGAAAATTATATGAATTTAATTTATTCATATCCATTCCATATGGATCAAACACCATTCCTCTTCCGCATTTTACATAATAATTCATTGTAGATCTATTATCTTCTTTATTATTTATTTTTGCAATTTTTGCTACGGCGTCTTTTTCGTCGGATATATTTCCAGTTTTATCGATATATTCATTTATTAATTCATCTGTCTCTGGAATTAGTAACCCATTAAGATTTTCATTTTCATTCCTTGCCATTTGCGTCCCCTAAGCCTTCTAGTATTTTTTTAACTTTTGATATACAGTCGTGTTTATTAAATCCCGTTATATGAATTTCTCCGCGATTTGCCATGTTAAAATCTTTAAAATCATCTATACATTCAATAATTTCTGGATCGACGCCTCCATCGCTCATTATTTGATGGATAAATATATTAAATCTTATAATTCCAGTATGCGGATTTTTATCCGATTTGTTCGGTATAATCATATTTTTCCTGTCTCAATATATTTAGTAACTTTATCTTTAGGCAGATTAGCTATCTTGTGCATTTCCTTCTGCTTCTCCCTTTTATTTATTCTGTCTAATGTTCCATCTGAAGCCATCTTTTCCTGAATACCATACTTTCCTAACTCTCTAGCGTTTTTTTCAGCAAGCTGGCCGATTGTCTTGATCTCTTTGTTTATTATAACTGGAGGTCCATCCAAGACAACCGACAAGCTAGCTTTTCCGCAAAATGGACAAATTTTTCTCAATTGTTCTTTAATGCTGTGGAAGATTTCAAACCCTTCTGTGCATTCTGAACAAGCATAGTCATATGTCGGCATAAATTATTCCTCTATTAATCCCTCGTATAAATTTGGGTCGTTCCTAAGATTTTCATCGCTAGCATTAAACATAAAAGTTCTTAGGCTATTTTTATAAGCCACTCTTCTTTTATCTGTTAAGTCTTCGCGCTTCAATGTAGACTCATAAAACTGAATATAATCTTCGTTAATTTCTTTTGTTTCTGTCATTATTTCTGCCATCTTAGATTGACACAATGCTAAGTTTCCAAATAAAAATGCAGCAACAATAATAGGCGCTAAAAGCTTTTTCATTTTAATCTTTCTAAAATACGACCAATAATAGGATTGCGCACGATATCACTTGCCTCTAATTGGCAAGTTCCAATCCCTTGTAAACCAAATAATCTTTGTTGTACATTCTCTAATCCACCTCTAATTGAATGAGGAAGATCAGATTGATCAGCGTCTCCATTAATAACTGCTCTGGAATACATACCGATTCTAGTTATAAACATTTTTATTTGTTCAAATGTTGCATTTTGAGCTTCGTCTAAAATCATAAAACAGTTATGGAAGTTCCTTCCTCTCATGTACTCAAGAGGACACATTTCTATTATACCTGCTTCTCTATACTTTGTCAAGTTCATTTTTCCTAAATACTGCTCCATCTCTTCCAGTATAGGTACTAAGTAAGGGTGTATTTTTTCATCTTTATTGCCCGGAAGAAATCCTAAACCTCTGCCATTTTCAACTGTTGGACGAGTAATAATAATCTTTTCGATTTTATTTTCCAACAGCCAGCTACAAGCTAATCCTACCGCTACCGAAGATTTACCTGATCCAGCAGGACCAGTGCAAATTGTCACGTCATTCTCAACCATAGATATGATATAATTTTCCTGATTAATGCTTTTGGGCCTGAGAATTTTACGATTTGGATTAATGACGGCACTCGACGTTGCTTTTCTAGCTTCTTTTCTGGCTCTTGATCTTGACATATTTTATAGCCTTCATGATACAGTAAAGTTATTATCATTATTTTTATATGTATACTTATAGATTGAATAATTATTTTGTCCGGCATCACCTCCACTTCTATCTACATTTGTTAAGAAGCACTTATCTCCAAGATTTATTGCTGGAGGCCCACCAATTGCAACTGAAACATATTTATCTTCTACTTGGTCATCAATTAAGCGACCTAGATCGCTAACTATATAGGTATCTTTAGATTGTACATATCCTCTGTCTAATATTTCATAAGTACAGCTAATATCTACTGGCATAGATAAATATTTATTATAGACTGTATAAAATCCACCATATGTTGGAATTGAACCATAATTTAAATTCATACCAACTTCTACATTTAAAAGAGAATGCCCGTTATTTAGCAAAGCAGCAACTTCTGCTGGTTCTCCTCCAAGACTATAGTGTTGTCTTCTTCCAGCTTGTCCTGAGTCAGTACCCCCACTAAAATCCGATGAGCTAGAAGAGGATTCTACAACATGTCCTTCGTATGTCAGCTGTTCTGTAAAATTTCCTTGAGTTGGAAAAGTGTAAGATATTGATTTTAATAAAAAATCTTTGAATAATAATCCACCTCCATTAACTATATCAATTTTTATATCTTTAGGCTCTGGAGCAATATAAATTTTATTCTGTAAATTAAATCCACTTAAAAGTGAATTTCCACCAGTTGATGTTAAAAAATTATTTACTGTTATTGACAAAGTTGGTTTTTTGTAATAATTATAAACATTGGTGGGGTTGCCTTTTTGTATAATTGAATTAGCCTCAAGAGAACGAGTCACGGAGACGGTTTGCGCCCCCATGACTTGACTTCCTATGGATACTCTATGTACAAAATACCTAACTAGTTCTATTGACATTATACTATCTCACAAGAACCAGAAGTACATGCCATCGCTTGTTCTAATTGAGTATCATCATATTGTTCTTCTACCACTGTATAATCCACTTCTTTGTACTCCCGTTTAAGCTCTGTCCAAAGTTTAAAGTTGTAAACATCTTTCATGCAATACGTTAGTTCTTTAATATTGCTTTCAAAATATTTATTAGCGAACTTCTTGCATCTTTCAACCCAGTCTAACTTTGCCTTGCCTTTAATTGGACTCCCTAGTCCTGAAATGCTATCGCAAGCTGCCCAAAGATTGTCTTCCCATAAAGTAAGAGCCACCTCGATTAATCCACTTACAAACATGACTCCTTCGCCATAATGAGAGATCATCTCTGTAGGTAAATACACAGCGGTGAATGGGGCTTGTGGATAATCCTTATCTCCAGTAACTGGAAGAAGTGAAATACCACAGAAGAATTCTCTATTAGTATAGATAAAGTCTTCCACTTCATTCCACTCATCGGGCTTGACATTGATTGTATTACTTACGTTATGAGTTAACCAAGGCTTAGTGCAAAGCTCAATATTAGTTCCGGGCAATACCCAGTTCTGTTGTGTTGACTTTACGATTTTAAGCAACTCAATAGCTGTAATCTTATTCTTTGTCTTGCTACCATCTGGAACTTCGATACAGAAGGCAATTACATCATCGGTCCTATTGGCCGACCAAACAGATTCTTCGCACGCTCTTGGATTGACTTTGTTGAAGTGCTGGTATAATGCCTCCACCTTATTCGCCTGTACGCGACGAATGTAGCGTTTAGCATGATGAGGGTGAATACCACTGGCAGTGCCAAGGATACAACTAGCAGTGCCTTCAGGCTTGACACAGGTGACTCTCGCCGCTTGATTAATTCCAATCTTTTCGGCGATAAGTTTGTTTGTTTCTCTTGCAAGCTCTGCCGCCTTTCGTTGAATTTCTGGGTTCAAGCAAATCTCTGGTCTTTCCAGCCAGCCAGTTCCTGAGACTCCAAGCAATGCCTCTCTAGCAAAAATCTTCTCACTAGTTTCGCCTAGGTATGGAAAACTATTAAATCCAGCTTGAAGAGTGCCAATAATAGTTACTGCTTTTACTGCATCATAAAAATCTTGTTCTGTATTAACTTTAGCACAGTTAACTGTAGAAAGATTACAGCCTTGCCATCCACTCTTGCCAGTTTCTACATCCACTGGATACATTCCAATTTCAACACATGGATTAACAATAAAATCTTCATCGTCAGCCCATACAAATCCCGGTTCACCAAACTGCTTAACTGACTGCATTAATTCTGCAAATTGTTCGGGAGTT